ACTTGCACCGAGACTAACGTACTCGCGGGCCTGGTTGTTTGCTCTTGTAGAAGAGAATGAAATGGGCATTCTAAGTGACCTTTGTTGTTTACATTTCTATTTAGTCCGCTGGGGTTTTTGTGTGGTTCTATCCAGAACACTGCTCACGAAATCTCATTCAACGAGACTTATCAAGAAATCTGGAAGGGTACCGGACATGATGAAATAGATAACGCCCAAAGCAATGATGGCTCCAACCGCACGTTGCCCCCATTTATCAAAGGTACTGGTTAGGGCGTGAAAAGCCTCGTTGGTCTCTTTCAATGACGTATTCATCATACCGTACTCAATATTACTTCGTTCGGCCTGGGCAGCCAATATCTTATGGACTTCCGCTATGTCCTGGTTGGTCTTCAGGGTTTGCTCGCTGTGACGTATGGCTATGTCACTCATATCTTTATGATGGGCCATGAACATCTCTTTTAACTGCTCACGAAATTCTCGCTGCTCTTCTTTTAGAATTTCTACATCCAACTCTACTTTGACGATTCGTCTGTCAACGGCCCGACGTTCCTGGGTACCGCCACCAGGGGTTGTATTATCTTCGTTTACGGCCAAAACAGACTCCTTAGTTTATACACTAGGGGTATTTATCAGTTAAGCGGGAATTAAGAAGAGGATGGTAGTTCAGGGGATGTCAAAGGATCCATGTCCTTTCCACGCTGCTTCAATTAACTCATCTAATTTCATTCTGTGAACACCTTTTCACTTAGTAGATCTTTCTTCGGTGATGGTGATGGTATGTCACTCAACCCGTTACTGGTTGGATGCTTGTGGTTTGCTAACCACTCCAGAAGCTTTGCCCCGAGTGCTAATGGTTCTTCCGCATTGATGCCGAGATTGATCAACTCTGCTTCAAATTCAATCAATGTATCTGCCTGTACTTTTTTCTCACCAATCACCACTTGTGTCACCCCGTCGGGGGTGTACTCGATGTAACTTCCACTCGGATGGCTTGTCTTTATTCTGACGTTATCCTCAGTATCATCAAACTCGATTATGATCCCACCTTTAGTCTTGATCACTCGGTTATTGGGATAGTTTTCCTGGCTTTCTTCCGGGACATCCGGTGAGCCCTCCCCATTCATCGCTGGAGCACCCGCAAAGTATGCAGGGAGCCGATGGTCGCCCCCTTCAAAAAAACACCACACATGTGTTTCTATGTTGGGTATAAACGAACTGCCGATTCCCTGAAGTCCTCCCATGAATGGGTCGCAAAAAGTAGCCCATGGAAGATCATCATCCAGCAACTCATCGTATACACCGAAAATCCTGATTTTACAGCGACCATTGAACATCGGATCGTTGTTATCAATCACAATCCCGCGATAGTTTCCAAGGAACTTCTCGGCACTGTTTCTTGTCTGTCTTGATTCGTTCGGATTCAAAGTGATTTTCCCCTTGATGATGCGATGAGCGTATTTACTTCGGCACCATTGACGCCTTGCCTGGACAATTTAAGGATCGTCTGTGCGTTATTGGTATTCAAGTTAACGATAATCTTCTTTTCCGAAACCGTATAGAACCCAGAAAAGTTCTCGTTGAATATGATTTTAGAGTTCTCCTGGGATAAGGGTATCTGAACTTCCACTACTTCACCCATCTGTATATCAGAGACTCCATCGATCAACGCTTTCACTTTTTGTATAGAATTAACCGCGTTGCTGTTAAGGTTCGCAGCCAGGCCAACATCATCCATCGCGCTGTGGGAATAAATTCGACGATCGCCGATCTCGTGCTCTTCAGAAACGAATGCCCAGTCCGATAATTGCGGTTCTGCTGACTCGGAGAACTTTGCCGTATCTCCTACCACATACTTCTTATTCATGTAATCGTAATGGGACGGAATAACACCCCCAGCTCCTTGTACCATCATAGGCATGTAGTTCTGCTCGACTTCTAACTTTATGGCCCGTCTCAAGGAAGTCTCCAGTGAGTTTGGCGCTTTCTGAACCATCGTCAGGGTCTTAACACCCCGTGCTTCGGAGACATTGATCCCGGAGTTTTTGGATTTAACCAGATCACCTGAAGACATGAAGAAGAATCCGTCGTCCACAGTAGAACAAAAATCAAAATGCCCCGTGCGTAGACTTTGATTGGCCACACATCGCTTCTTGATCCAATTGAGCATTTGGTAGTTTGTCCAGTACGGCTGGATGACATTCGGAATCACTTCCTTAGTGGGAGTAACGTTGATCTGCTGGTACCCAATCTCTTCGGCGATCTCTTTTACAATGTCAGAGTACTTTTTGTCCCGCCAGGATTTATTTTTTCTGGTGAGATACATGTCAGGCCAATGGTAGCTCACCAAATCGATGGTGTATATCTGATTGTCGTTTCTACTTTCTGTGGCATTCATGGAGTTGATGTGTGATGGTAACAGCCGGTACCGCTGATTTGCGGTGTCATTGTTTGAGATATACAGATAGAACTCAAACACTCCCTCGATTATCTTATGATTAATCAGATCACCGAAAGTATCCATGAGTGCTATAGAAACCAGGGGGGTACCAGATCCCATCGTTTCGATTACAGTAACCCCCATGACTTTGTAGCTTGCAATGAAGCTCTGATTTTTTTTATCAGTCGTTAGCCTTATATAGAACCCGCCAAGGCCATCGATCGCACCTTTCTTGTTCTGCTCGATTAGGGTGATCTCAGACATGGATTATCTCACAACAGAATTGGCGTTGAAGAATGAGTAATATTCTCCCAGATCAGGTATAAGCAATTCTTTACCCACAACGATCTCGTCAAAAGGATCCATTATGTTGTTGTAATCACAGATCAACCAACCAAGATCAAATGTGTTGTAAAACCGATAGGATATGAGATCTATACGAAATTGCAAAGTTTGATTTACCACAAACTTCTCGGTATAAGTTATATCCATATCAATAATTGCCGTGTTGATGTAGTCGAGCTCAGAGTTCCCATCAACCGAGTTCTTACTGTACAGAAATCTGCGTTCATTAAGCATTATGTGACCCTCTGATAACTTTCAAACATATCAAATATATCAGACCATAATGGATTACGTTGAATTTTTATCGTCAACGCACACGTTGCTTGCATCGGCAAAAACTGATTGTCCAGGATGTTGGAAAATGAGGGCGATGCTGTAGAGATGTATGCGGAATCAATAGTCATCACATTCCCGAACTTTATTTGGCATGGCTGTGGGCCTTTGATGATTTTGATTTCACTTGCAATTCCTCCAGCGGCAGAACTGTCAATTTGTTCAATCCACTTGCTGGCTGTTTCAGTAAAAAAGTTGGACGAAGATTCCTTAAGTTGGGCATTAAGATCACTCAAGCCTTTTTCGGTACCGACCGCCATCATCATCAGTGATATGATGGGAGCCATTACTTCCTGTTCAGCAGAATAGAATGCATTGAACTCCAATTCCACCGACATCTCTGTGGGTTCCGGTCCGCTGTAATAGACGGATGTTACCCTGGCACCGATCTTCCGACTTACCTGCAACGTAGCAGCAACTTTCTCTACCGTAGAATTGGATGACACGTTGGCGTTGAAGGGATCTGTGAAAACAGACCCAACAGAGATGCCAAAGTTTTCGGGTAGTGCGGCTTTGATGGATCTTATTGTCCCCCCAAGACCCCCATCGTCTCCCCGTTCGTATTGTGTGATGATCATCTTTTGACGATCATCTAACGCATTAAGCCATTCAGCCATTACTCGCCCATCCCCAATATTGTCCACGAAGTATTGAAATCTGGAATTACCTGTCCAGCGCCATTCGACGAATCTGGCCGATTCTTCAAAGCGTCGACCATTTTAGTTACCTCTGCCTTTGTCAATTCTGCTGTGGAGTTTGCCCGTTCCAGTATTTTTACTATTGATGCATCAATATTTAGAGTCTCTTGCAATATCCTTTGGTATTCCGCCTGGCTTGCTTCCGCCGCATCCTGCCATGCTTTTTGGCTGTACCGTAAGGCAACCTCCTTATAATCTCGGGAACCAACTTCGTTGACATTATCCACCGAATTCGCATTATTTGTCGGTGTATCCGGAGATGTCACTGGTGCAAATGCACTATCAGCCGAGCTTCCTTGATCGCCCATATTCGGAGTTGCTTCACTGGGCGAATTATTCATCAGCTTCGACCACCAGGATTCTTCAGGACGACGAATATTTCTTGAGTCTACATCAGTAATGGATCTTCCAGGAGCTACATTCGGGCGATCACGCCCATCCCTCATCATATCCAACAAGTTTGCCGACGGCATTCTGGGGTCTTTCATTGGGATGGTGATTTCAGTTTCATTACTACGATCGGAACCTGGATTGACTGGATTGAAATCCAGATTTTCAGACATCCATCGCGTGTAGAACGCCTCGGCCCGATCCCTGTTATTATTTACTGCCCGTGACCCGGCACCCGGCATACTTGAGTATAACGAGTTATCCTCGGCGGTAACCCTCCACCACTCCGGATCTTGATTATCTCTCTCCGCTGGACCGAAAATTCCGCCCGGTGCAAACAACGAAGAGGTTTTATCTTTTATACCACCCCAAATACGTCCGAGTACGGTAAGCGAAAAATCTCCAATGCCCGCCAGCAGGTTACCAAAGAGACTGAACATTGCAGGACTGAACTCTTCTATGTACCATTCAGCCGTTTTCCATATTAATCCGCCGAGTGCTGGTATACCAGCCGTGACTCCATTGAGTAAAGTAGTACCTACTAAGCCGGATACCTCAGACACGGAATCCACAAACAGGTTACCGAATCTTTTAGCTCCACCGATGGCAAAATCTTTGGTAGCATCCGTGACCCATTGGAAGGCAGAAGAAGAAGCACTTTTAGTGGTATCCCATACATCAGACATTAACGGACCTGCATAAGCCGCAGTCATATCCCATACAGATCCCATAACGTTAAATGCGCTTTTTACAAACCGTCCGGCACCGGTTTTAGATTGATCATCGATATCTTCTGACAATGTTTCATATACACTGTCACTTAGCAGTCCACCGATCATCTCACCGAGATTTTCGCCAACGATAAACCCGGCGGTGCCCCCGAGAATACCACCAACGACGGTTCCAACGGGACCAGCAAAACTTCCAGCCATCGCGCCACCTTTAGCTCCTGCGACCCCGCCGACAATACTTCCGCCCAACTGGATGTTATCCTCGGCAGAATTCTGTGTAGCCCCGTACAGACCGACTGCTGCCGCTGCGGTGGCTAACCACGGTAACCGTATCCGGCCAAGAGCACCAAACATATCGCGGAACCCAGTCATTAGCCTTGTGAGCAGACCAACCCGTGGTCCTCCTCCCCTACCCCCGCCTAAACTACGCATAAGCCACCCGGTGATGCCAGCCGATGCTGCACCTGCACCAAACCCACCGACAGATCCTCCACCTCCACCATTACTCAACAGCTCTCTCATTTGGTCGGTTAGTTTTGGCAGCTCTTCCTGCATTACCAGAAACTGTTCCTTAAGAACTTCGACCATGGTCTTTTCACGACCAACCGATTCGGAGGTATCGCGATCGAATGAGAAATCCAGATCGGGATTAATATCTATCAGTGGCACATCATTAGCGATACTGAACAGCGGGTCCGCAATTCCGTGATGGATTGCACCAATGATGCCCGATTCAACCCCACTAAGCCTTCCGTTAATAGATTCACTTAGGTAGAGGGCATTTTCCCAGTCATCGGATGTTTGGGTTTGTATCGCCGCCAGTAACGTTTCGCCTCTTGTTTTTTCTGCAACTTCGCTATGATTCTGAAATGTTATGTCCTGGTAGACTCCAGAAGAGATCCGTTCAAGGAAACTGAGTTGTTCTCCGTTCGCTTTTTTTCGATCCGCTTCTGCTGCTTTATCTCGACCAATCCCAAAACCGGTGGCCAATTTTAAGAACCCTCTACCTATTGCCTGTGGCTCGAAGATGCTTTCAAAAAATCCGCGATCTCGATCCAACTTACCCGTTCGCATGAAATTAGTCTGCTCCAATATCGCATTGACCACAGACATACCCTCTCGGCGTCTTGATACAAACAATTTTTCGAAGATATTACCAATGAACCCTTGGGGGCGGACGAATAAGCTAGTTGAATCCTGAATTTTTTGAAGCGAAACGAGCGCCCTACCAAACAGAGATTGAAATTCGAAGTCGCGTTTGAATTGTTGGGTGCGCTCGTGCTCACTGATATCTACCAATACGTTGGACAGTGGTGCAATAAAGTCAGCCCTGGCGTTCTCTACGGTTACCGTAAATACGCTCGATCTCATTTGGTCGATCAGTGGCTCAAACGCTTCGTCGTCAGATTCGGACAGTATGGTAGAGACTGTTTGTTCTCCACGACTTGACACTGAACTATTGCCGCTCTTTTCCGATTTCTTTTCAGAAAATGCGGATTCTACGCCAGATGAACCGGCTCTCACGTCGGAGTTCTTTGACGCCTGACCAAAATCATCGGAAGAATTTTTATAAATCCCCCCAATCGATCTTTTTTCATCGTCATCAAATGATATCATCGATTAGACCTACCTCTGTCGTCTCTACTTCTGTCGGATGTATTTTGATCTGGCATAGGCGCTCCAATCTTCAGGAACACCGTTTGCAATGCCAAACGGAAATAGGGAATGTCTTTCTGGATCAACTGCATGGACTTAACATCATATACATAGAAACCAGCTTTCTGTTTTGATACAGAGAACTTCTTGAGAAGATTACTCGAATCATATAGGTCGAGCTCCTGGACATACCACACTTCCATATCAATACTGCCCAAAGAGAATCCTGTCACGAAATCAGCACGAACATCGACCCCATGTAACCTACCACGGACTCTTGACGGCAATCCGATAACTGACTTTGTATTCACCGGGGTTTGGATATTTGCCTTACGCGAACGCAGAAATGGAAACATCTTCACTGCCAGTCGTTTGAATACGGACGGGCTGGTGTTGAATTTCGTTTTATCATACTGCTCTACACTGCCGATAATATCAGAGCTCAACATTTGCTTCGTCATGCTGTTATCGGCCTGGCTCATGGCAACAACTGATCGCTGGTTTGCTTCTCTGCTGTACAACGGATTGTTGCTCGCGTCGGTGAGTTCGTCGCCAGAGACAATAGACTCCTCCAGCTCGATTATCTTGGCTTCGGAAAAACTGGACGATATCCCATTACTCCAATTACCCATTTTGTCGTTAACTGCTCTACGGTCTTTCGCCGCCATATTTTTCTTTCTAGTAGATGTCTCTTTGTTGTCTTTACGAGAAGCGAAGGCACCTTCTGAATCATTATACGATCCGTCCAATGTACCGGCAATTCGCTGACGCAGATCGGCATCTTCTGCACCGGCACCGGCACCGGCACTCCCAGAAGGTGCCGCCTGAGAGGTATAAGAGCTTTCATCTTCTGGTACTTTGAAGTTGTTAGCCTTAAATTCCTTCCATGCTTGGCTGGACTTCGCCTGTTGGTTGATCTCGTCTTCAGCACGTTTGTTGTCGGCCCGAGTTTTCTTTTCTTCTTTTTCTGCTTTTTTCACTACTTCGGCATCGGCCTGGAATGCTTTCTGGTCGAGCGTATGGGTAAATGCTTTATCTACAGACCCGCGTACCTGCCGGATGTACGTAGAATCCATGTCAGATACCTTAGCGATGATAGTAAACATCCCACTAATAGCCTGGCGTACTGTGGGTGCAGAATCAAGTACGGGATTGCCGTTCTTATCATGAACCGAGAACGAGCTGTTGTAGGTGTTATACCAAACCTCATAGGTAGTACTTTGATCCATGGAATATCCCATCACGAAATGCTTCTCCCACCGAGTACCGAGATGAGAAAGATCCAAAATCTTGGATGATGGATTGGGCGGAACAGACTGCTGGCGACGTCTCCATACAGCCCACCAGGCATACCAATTACGTGAAGGTATTTTTGTTTTATTCGTATAGAATTTACCGGGAAACAATTCGGCATCATTGATCTTCTTGATCCGAGTATCTTCTTTGGCTGACCGGTTACCGGGATTTATTTTCTCTCCCCGTTTAGCTTCGCGGCCCTCTTTTGTTGATAGCTCTTCAATCCGCCATTCCAGACGCTCTTGTTGATCCCTAAAAGAAGAACCCATATCACTTTTAAACTTCTTGAAGTGGGTTACTGCGCGGGTGATCGCTTTTGATTTATCTTTAGGTGGGTCGATTTTCTCCGGATGGAGGGCATCGTACATGTCTGCATAGGAAGGAAACCGTATAGGATCATCCCATACAGTTCGAAAAATGGTATATTCGATACCGTGACCGTACCGATCGGGATCGGTTTCGCCTTCGACTACGTGAATTATGTCGCCAAAAAGCTCTGCATGTTGGGATTCTGAAAGCATGTTAGAGCTCTTGGCAATATCTCCAACCGCTTTCAGAGCGTATTTCTGGAAGTGTTCAATAACGAGTTTCATCCGATGTCCTCAATAAGTTACATCCCTATTTAGTTTCACATCAACCTCTGGGGTATAAGGATCGGATCTTTATTGTTTACATCCTTACCGAGCTCTTCCATATAGTAGCGCATAATAACCATCGGCATCTTACGCGCATCCTCTATCCCGATCTTGAGAAACTTACTGAGCGTGTAGTAGTTCCTCAAAATCTGTTTGTAACTCAGGGGCGATAACGTCCTGGGGGTGAAAGGGTATATAGGTATTAGTGACCCCCTCACACTTTGAACAAACATGATCGTATTGGGTATCCATACCAAATCTGAAGTGACTATGAAATGCCTTGATGGTCTGCATCTCTTTCGCACTAGCGTTTTCCTTCATCCACCGGACTCGTTCCGAGATATCCATGGGTTGCTTGAAGTTGATAGCAAAACACATCATCACGAAATCCTTTGTATCACCGGAATCCGGATGGTCAATAAAGAACTTCTCGCAGTTGTTTTCATCACGAATGCAACTGTAACGAAGGAAGATCTCCTTATTCTTCTTCTTGATAACCAACTTGAAGTCTTTCTTGTAGCTTTCTTTGATATCATCCACCTGGATTTGGGTCATATCAACCGTGACCTCTTCCTTGGCGCTGCATTTGGAGCAAGTAACATCAAATGTTTTTTTGCTACCATAGGTGTTGGCCCAGATATAGCTGATGATGTAATCCCGATCATGCAATGAAATCTCGTCAAAGTGTTCTGGCGCGTTGCAGATCGACTTCAGTACCTTGTTAACAGTACGATGGAAATTCTTCGCTGTAGACGTTTTGAGGATCTCTTCATCACCCGCCATGATCTCCCGGTAGGTAACTTCGCCTGGGTACCCAAGCATTCCCTTACTGGGGAGGTCGATGATGTTACCCATGGAGTTGTCGCTCGGATCATGGTCATCTTCATAGCTTTGATCGGTATAGCCGTAGAAATCATCATCCGTCGCTTCATCTACCGGGGTGTCTATAACTTCTTCGGCAGGGCTAACCTCCATTGGTGATTTTTTACGTTTAGGACGTTCGGTTTTGAGTTGCTGCATAATTCCCCCTTTGGATTTGCATTACTTTCTATTTAGATGATTTTTCGCAGTAGGTTTATACCAATACCGGACAGTGCATCGTCTACCAGATTATCCAGTACCCTAGGCGCATTTAGTTCCACGTCCATCAACTTCTTCTGAAGGCGAGAGTATCCATCCGTACTTCCAAAGTATCGGTCAAAGTCCGCTTCCTGTATATGGGTATGTGACATCGAGTCGCCAGTAAAGCTGATCTGGTATTTGAGCAAAGAGTTTTCTTCGTAGCTGTTGGAAACTTCAGCTACCTCATTCGGAAAGTAGCCGACATACTTAAACACCTGAAAGTCTTTTTTCATCAAATTCAGACGATACATATAAATCTCTTTTTTGAAGAAAGCCGGGGGGTTATAGGTACCATTGGAGTTCATCATCATATTTTTCCATGCATCAATGTACCGAAAGGTAGAACCGCTCTGGTCTTCCATCATGGTCATAGAAATCGATGCGATGTCATTGTGAGTTGGACTGTACCAATATGACGCGCCCGATATGTTCTTCCGAGTTTCTATTGTAAAGTAAGGAGTCGAAACTTCCGTCACCCGAGTGTTTAGCTCTTTCATGTTCACGTATAGGTTATTCGGTCTGGCATTGTTGTTCGCCCATATCATAGATGGGGATCCAGAGATACGACCACTCGACTCTCTGATATCAGGCAACACCACCCGCCAAAGATAAGCACGGGCAGGCTCCATTGCTTTTTTCAGTTGATATGATTCTTCGTAGTTAAAGCTCATTCGTCGAACCTATAGGATTCTGCGGTGTCATTCATGAATTTGTGATCGAAAACCAACGTCACATCGAACGTAAAATTGCTGCTATTGGAATAGTCTAATGGAGCTGCTGCCAGCTCTGTAGGATAACACCCGATCAATGAAAAAGTTCCGGTAGCCCGGTTATCGAAGTTATTCTTAGTGATTAGAACGAGATCTCGCTTTGCTGCCCTACCGGCATTCCTACCGGCGACGGGATCATTGATCTGGTTGATCCATTCCTGCATGTATCGATAAGAGAATAAAGTATCATCGTCCCACAAAGTAGTGGTAAACACATTCATGGATGTCTCATACCCAGTATTCACGTACTGTTGACCCATGAATCGTCCGCGAATAGGCTCATTGGTACTAGCGGGGACGAATCCCGATATCATATACAACTTGACCTCATCCCCACCACGCGGCTTGGGATCAAGGATATAGGCTTCCCACATATAGGAGCGTTGCGGTTCTTTTAACAGAATCCTACCGCGCTCGTTAGTGAACGTTTGGCCAATGTCAAAAATGAGTTCTGGAGAAATCAATATCAATCCTCTGGGTTACCACTTTATTTAGTCGCAAAAAAAAGCGCCCGTAGGCGCTTTTAAGTTTTCTGAAGGTGTCAAGCTACACTGTGGTTTTGGAATGAAAAAGTAACTTCGACGGTCATGATTTCTGAATTGTCATAGCTCAGAGACACATCC